GACTTAGCTTTCATTAGCTCAAGATGTTGTGTGTTTCTGTCTACACAACTTTGTCTATCTGCTGCTGATTCACCAGCCATACTATTGCCAGCTATTACATTTGTGATGAGACTTATTGAGTGACCCATTGCTGTAAAGTCTTGTAGTAGTTCTGCGTCTGTTCTGTCTGCCATTTGTTTACCCTTCCAAGGTTGTTAGACGTGCTTCTAAAGCATCGTTTTTTGCTGATAGTTCTTTGATTGCGTTTACCATTGACCAAAATATAGGGTCAGTATTTACTGATAAAATATTATTCTTAGTACGTTCTTCTATGGCTTCTGGAAATATTTCTTTAAGTTCTTGAGCGATAGCAGAAGTAAATTGTTTATCTAACGGCAACCCTTCTTTTGCATCAGGAAGTTCTGCTTGCATTTCTTCATCTGATTTATAGTAGAAGTACTTAGGTTCAATCTGTTTTATTGATTCTAAGCCTTTGTTGTTTGGTATAATATCTTTTTTAATACGTCTGTCTGAAGTTTGGGAAAAAGTAGTAGCATTATTACCAGCAAATACAGGGCCTGTTCCGGGATTTATAAATGCTGTAGTGTCACCCTTACCTACTGAGTTATAACCCATAACCATCTCTTGTGTTGTGTCAGCACCTGATGCCCTAGCCAACATACCAAGCATAGTATTACTATTACCTACTGTTGTAACTTGATTAGCACTTGCTCCTATAGCAGTGTTATTAGCACCTGTTGTAATAGCATTACCAGCAGTAGTACCAACTGCTACGTTAGTAGCACCTGTGGTTGTTGCCGCTAACGAAAGCTGTCCAACAGCAGTATTATTTCCTCCTGTAGTCATAACACCACCAGCACGTTCTCCAACAAGAACAAGCCCCGAAGCTGTAGTTACTCCTACGCCAGCGTGTCTACCAAAAGCAGTATTAAATCCACCCGAAGTAGCCGCACCTAAAGCGGCTGTTCCAACAGCGGTGCTGTAACTTGCTGTAGTAACTGCATCTAGTGTTTCAGCACCAACAGCTACGTTTTCAATTCCTGTAGTGTTTTTTTCTAAAGCCCCAATACCAACCGCAGTATTGAGATTACCTGTAGTGTTTTCCCGTAAAGCAATGTCACCAACGGCTGTGTTGAAATTCCCAGTTGTATTTGACGTTAATGCGTCAAAACCTAAAACTGCATGTCTTTGTCCTGTGGTGTTAGTTGTTAAAGCATTAGTACCAACTGCTGTGTTTCTTTGCCCAGTAGTGTTAGCGTCTAGTGATTGATGCCCTACTGTTGTATTGCTAGCACCTGTAGTGTTAGCGGCTAAAGCGTTGTAACCAACAGCCGTATTGGCAGTAGCCGTTGTGTTTGAAGTCAGTGCGTTGAAACCAACTCCTGTGTTTTCAGACGCTGTAGTGTTTGCATCTAAAGCATTATTACCAATTGCTACGTTTTTATTACCTGTTGTGTTTGCGCCTAATGCTGCGTAACCCATACCAACATTATCATCTCCTTCAGTATTAGCATCTAAAGCTGTAGTACCAACTGTTGTATTTTCAGAGCCTGTAGTGTTAGCTGTTAAAGCACTTTTACCAACTGCTACGTTGTTAGCCGCTGTAGTGTTTGCTCCTAAAGCAGCCTGACCTACTGCTGTATTATTAGCACCTGTAGTATTAGCGTCTAAAGATAAATAACCAACTGCTACGTTACTAGCACCTGTAGTGTTAGCTAACAAAGCAGTATGACCAACCGCTGTGTTACCAGTAGCTGTAGTATTAGCACTTAAAGAAGCAAAACCAATTGCTGTGTTAGCAGCACCTGTAGTATTAGCGTCTAAAGATGAAGCACCAACCGCTGTGTTACCATCTGCTGTAGTGTTAGCTCCTAAAGCAGCTTTACCAACTGCTGTGTTACTATTACCTGTAGTGCTTGCGTCTAAAGAATTAGATCCTACTGATACATTATTAGTACCTGTGGTGTTGAGCAACAGCGCATCAGTACCTACGGCTGTGTTACCATCAGCAGTGGTGTTAGCATTAAGCGCACGATAGCCCATGGCTACGTTATAATCACCCGTAGTATTAGCGGCTAAAGAAAAATAACCATTTGCTACGCCACCAGCACCTGTTGTGTTTGCTCCTAATGCGTTCCTACCAGTTGCTGTGATGTTAGCTCCTGTGGTGTTAGCTGTTAAAGCATTAACCCCAACTGCAACACTGTCAATTCCTGTAGTATTAGCTGTTAAAGCATTAACCCCAACTGCTGTATTAGTATTACCTGAAGTGTTAGCTCCTAAAGCAGCAGTACCTACGGCTGTATTGTTAGCACCTGTTGTGTTTGCTCCTAAAGCATTAAGCCCAACTCCTGTGAGACTTGAACCTGTTGTGTTAGCGTCAATAGCTAAAGCACCAACTGCTGTGTTACTAGCTCCTGTAGTGTTTGCATTTAAACTTTGATGACCTAAAGCAGTATTGTTACTTGCAGTAGTATTATCAGCTAATGCTGCTCTACCAACAGATACGTTATTAGCACCTGTAGTGTTTGAGTTTAAAGAAAAAGTACCAACTGCTGTGTTCTGCGCTCCTGTAGTGTTAGCTCCTAAAGCCTCATGTCCAGCGGCTGTGTTGTCAACTGCTGTAGTGTTTGCATCTAGTGAAACATTACCGATTGCTGTGTTTCTTGTACCTGTAGTGTTAGCTCCTAAAGCCTCATAGCCAACGGCTGTGTTGTTAGATGCTGTTGTAATAGCATCACCAGCCGTATATCCAATTAAAGTATTGTTATCCCCAGTTGTAATTGCAGTACCAGCTTCGTCACCCACAGTTACGTTGTAGTTACCACCAGATGCTATTGAGTTACCTGCGTTGACACCTGCCCTAAAGTTAGATGTACCTGCTGAAGCCGTAATAATATCTGCACCATCTGCAAAGGTTAAGTCTGCGGCAATTTCACCTGCAACAGTTAGATCATCATCAACCAAAAGATCCACAACAGACAAAGTTGCAAATGCATCGATAACAGCCGCACCAGAGCCAGCCCCATCAAGGTAAACAGCCTTTGTTTGACCTGTGGCAATAGTAACATTAGCCCCAGAGCCTTGCGAAATAATAATACTTTGAGATCCAGAAGTTGCATTGTGAATAAAACAAAATTTATTTACTGTATTAGGCCCAATTGTAATTGTACAAGTGCTGTCAAGAGTTCCTGTATATTTAATAAATAATGCCCTGATAGGGTCAGTTGCACCATCCGCAATTGTTGATGCATGAGTATCGGCATTAGTTGTAATAGCTTCTGTGCCAGACCCTAAGGCTTCAGCAATCAACTCTAAATTTGTATTTGTTACTGTACCCCATGATCCAGCGTTATCGCCAGTAGCCATTTCTGAGAGTCTGAGGTCATTTGTATACTCAATTGTCATATCAATCGATCCTTATAATTGCGTTAGAGGCGGTATTTGCGGGAAATACAATCTTAAACGTACCACCAGAAACTGTGAAGTCACCGCCAAAATCTAAGATTGCGATTGCTCCTCTTGAGTTTGACGATGCATCGCCTAGTGTTTTATTGTAAATTAAGGCACCTCGCGCAGTGAATGTAGCCGAAGTCCACTCAGGATCAGCAGAATCAAACACACCACTGGTGCTGTTTTCTTCTACTGTCTTACTTGTCAAAGCCTCGCCACCAGTGGTGTAGCCTCCACCATTGGCGACTTCGTTAGATGTTATGTACCCATCTGTAGTCGCGTTTAGTGTTGCCGAACTTGTATAGAGTGCAATCATTATAGTATCACTGTCTAAGTGCTGATCACCCAGAAGGACATCTTTCTTAAATAGTGTACTCATCGCTTGTGTAATAGCCATTATATTCCTCCGTTGTATTCAGCCGCGTAATCTCTTAGCATCTCTTGCTGGAATAACTGAACTGATTCATCAAATTGTTGTTTGTATAAGGTTAACGTATTTGCATCTTTTAGGAAAGCAGAAGTTTCATAAAGGCAAGCCGCCAATAAAAGAGCCTCCGCATGATCGCCCAACCACGTTGTAGTATTGCCAGATGTTAAGCCTGTTGCTGGGGCAACATACTCAGCACTGTAAGCAAGAATTGTATCAGGTGTTGGGGCAACTGTTATAACAGTGCCTGATGTCCCTGCTGAAATCGTGCTGTACATTATTGGCGTTCCTTGGGTTGTCGAGTTTGGCCAATAATCTCTTAGATAGGAATCTATTCTGTGATCTAAAAAACTAACAACATCGCTAGTTGTAATAGATAAATTCCTAATCATTCTTGCATCTGCTACTGTGTATTGGGCTGTACCTACAACAAGATTTGCCGCTGAAGACGTAAACCTAAAGCATGGCAAGTTTGGCAGTCTCTGGAAGATCATTTCTTCAGCTTGGCTAATAATTTGATCTATAGAAGCTGTTAACTCAGAAGAATTATCCTCTGTAAAATTTTGTATATTAGATACTAAAGTTGCGTAATTCATTATTCACCCCACCCGTTGATTCCCCAACCTTCTTGACCCCAACCAAGAATTTGGACACTTTCTGTGCCAACTGCACCTGTGCCTGCTACTCCTGCTTCAGCAATTGATAAGTTTAGGGCCTCTACACCGACAGCACCTGTGCCAGCAGTTCCAGATACACCTTTAACTCCAACAGGTGATGCGGTTCCAACTGCACCTGTGCCTGCTACTCCTGCTTCAGCAATTGATAGCTCTAGTAATTCACTGCCTATCGCGCCTGTGCCTGCATCACCAGAAGGATTAGAGCTAATTGTTATTTCTGAGATTGCGCCATTGCCAACAGCCCCTTTACCATGCATCCCAATTCCAGGAAGTAATCTTGGGTCAATTGTCCAGTCTTGCGTAAATCCAACAAAGAAAGTTACATTGTCAGGATCGTTATCTGGGCGAGGCTTAAATAAAGCTGTTGCGTCTATTATATTTTTCGCAGGTGTTAGCTGTGGCTGTTTAGGATCAAACTCTTCAGGCTCAACGCGCAAATTATTCCAAGTAGTTTTAAGGTCTTTATATCTAACCTTAAACCCACTTATGTCGCTCATGGCATTTGATTTTTTACCTGA